ATCAGGATCGCGCTCGCCCAGATCGCACTCCAACTGAGTGACCGCCGCACTCAGCCGGCCCCCGTCAGGCTCGAATCCCATCGTCATCGTGAACAGTTCGCACATCGCCGCCGCAAGATCGTTTTGTGTTTCCATGCAGGAGGTATCGGAGATCAATTACACGATCCTGCAATTATTTTTCTTTGATCGTTACCCCAATTACAGGAAAATGTTATCACAGAATCGTGTGATCGAATAACAGAATTCTGTGATTTAGCTATTGCAGGAAAATAATGTTGCCGTATCTTTCCGCACATGCAAACAATCGACATTGACAAAATTCAACTGAAACGCGGATCGCATGGGGGCCCTAACGAAGGTTTCAGCGCGATGGAACTTGTTAGCTATATGGCTCACGAAGAATTCAGTGATCACCCCGACTGCACATGCCCAGTTATCGCCAGTTTCATCCGATCTTGGAATGACGGGATGAACGATTCTGATCGCAACCGAATCTTAAAGCCGATTCTGCCGAAGATAATTGGCACGGCGTCTACGGATGAGATTCAGCAAAGGCGGGCTTGGATGGCGACGGATTTTATGTGTCGTCAATTACTCCCGGCATTTCTTCGTCTAGCGAAGTTGGACGCAGACGCAGATGCAATTCAAAATCTGCCGCCCTTCGCTTCGCCAGAGTCATTGAAAGGCGCGAAGTCGTTTTTTAACGCAGCCAGAGTTCACGCGGCTGCGGCGGGGGATGCGGCGTGGGATGCGGCGGGGGCTGCGGCGTGGGATGCGGCGGGGGCTGCGGCGTGGGCTGCGGCGGGGGCTGCGGCGGGGGCTGCGGCGGGGGCTGCGGCGTGGGATGCGGCGTGGGCTGCGGCGGGGGCTGCGGCGATGGATGCGGCGTGGGATGCGGCGTGGGATGCGGCGGGGGCTGCGGCGTGGGATGCGGCGTGGGATGCGGCGCGGGCTGCGGCGCGGGCTGCGGCGCGGGCTGCGGCGATGGATGCGGCGTGGGATGCGGCGTGGGATGCGGCGGGGGCTGCGGCGCGGGCTGCGGCGCGGGCTGCGGCGTGGGATGCGGCGCGGGCTGCGGCGGAAAAGGTTCTCAGGCCCACCGTCGAACACATTCAGGCCGAAGCGTTGAAAATGATAGAACGAATGATCGCCGCCTAGCCCGGGAAAGTTGAGATAAAAATGGCAACCGGAACCAGCATCTTCCTGACGCAGCGGACAAAGCTCAAAAAGACGCAGGGACAGATAGCCGATGAAATCGGCGTGAGTATCAGCACCGTCGCGAATTGGGATCAAGGCAGGACGTGGCCGGGCGTAAACCTTCTACCGAAGGTGACCAGGGCGTTCGGTTTGACCGCAGACCAGATCGCCGACGCTTTCGACAAGAAGCCGAAGAAGAAATAACCCGCTCAACAAACCAACTTCCATCACGGAACACATGCTCCTCCTATCCAGAAGATTGAACCAGTCCGTGCGAATCGGCGACGAGCGCTTTCGCGTCGTCGGCATCTCAGATTCGTCTACGTGGCTCCGCGTCGGCGACGCGCCCGCCGTCATCCTTCGCCTCAACGAATCGACGGAAGTATCTGGAATAACCGTGATGATCTGCCGCATTAAGCGTGGCACGGTTCGCCTCGGCTTCCCCGACACCAAAGGACTCAAAATCATGCTTGAGGAACGATGGCAGGAGGCGCAGAGCCATGCCTGAATACGCAAAAGACACCAAGGTTACGGTGGAGAAATCCCGAGCGGAAATTGAAACCGTACTGCGAAAATATAATGCCACCGACTTCGCCAGCGGCTGGGCCGGGAACTTTGCAAAGATCGGATTTACGATCAACGGTCGATCGATTCGATTCACGCTTCCACTGCCGGACCCAAAGGACAGGGCGTACACGAAAACCACTCGGTATCCCTACGACCGAACCCCGTCTCAAGCGACAGCGATGTGGGAACAAGCTTGCCGGCAGCGGTGGAGAGCGCTTCTGTTGACGATAAAGGCCAAGTTGGAGGCCGTGGATTGCAAGATCGAGGAATTCGACGAGGCGTTCATGGCCCATATCGTGATGCCCGACGGCATGACGATAGGCGAAAAGCTTCTGCCAGAGATCAAGTCGTTTCTTGTGACCGGCCAGATGCCGCTGATGCTTACGGACCAAACCAGATGATCGACCCACGAGAAATCCGCCACATCATCATGCTCGGCTTGCGTTGCGACGTTATCACGCACGACGGCGTTAGGCATGAGTTGACGAACGAAGAGACGCGGTGTCTGGGCGAGGCGGTGAGAAAGATTCAGGATATCGAGCGGACCAAGATTAATCTCGAAGAGGCCATGAAATGCAATCGCTAACAGCCTTCGCCGAACTCCGAATCTTCGTCCCCGGCCTCCCCCAGCCCGGCGGCTCCAAGCGAGCCTTCTACATAAAGAAGATGGGCCGCGCGATCATCACCGACGCGAACTCAAAGGCGAAGCCGTGGAAGACGGCGGTGTCATTCGTGGCCGCCGATCAGTACCGCGGAGAGCCAACGCGCGAGGCGATCAGCGTGGACTTTACTTTTTACCTGCCCAGGCCAAAGAGCCATTACGGCAGCGGAAAGAACGCGCGATCCATCAAGGCGTCGGCTCCTGAATTTCCATGCGGCAAGCCGGACACCACGAAGCTCATCAGGTCCACCGAGGACGCGCTGACCGGGATTCTGTGGGTCGATGATTCTCAGATCGTCGATCAATCCGGCCGCAAGCGTTACTCCGACCGCATGGGCGCAGAGATCATCGTCAGGAGGATGGCGCAAATGCAGGCCGAACCGAGCCGACAACTCGCCCTACAAATGTGAATCATGCAACCAACGCAAGAGCCCAATATCGAGAGAGAGTGGACGCTGTTCTGGAGGACCAGTGGATTTGGTATCAGCGCCGCAAACACCGCCGGCATCCTCAATCCAGATGGAAACCGCAGGGCCGAGTTTCGCATCAAGTTTATCGATGGCGGGAAATACGAGATATCTGGCGAGGTTGCAGAGCTCGTGACGCACACGCAGACCGATTGGGTATTTAAGGACATCGACGACGCGAAAATGGTTTGCGAGGTACGCAACGCCGAACTGATTAAGCAACAACCCCCAACGCCGCCCAGCGGCAGAATTGAGACAATGGCAAAGAGAATTCCGACCGAAGAACAGGCCGAGATGTTCCCCGAATTGGACGACTCGCCGGAGCACAAGAAGATTATGAAGACGGCGAAGGCGCTCATCAAGATCAGGGAGGATCGGGCTGAAGCGTTGCACGAGTCTAAGGCCCAGGAAGACGAAACGCAGGCCGCTCTGGTCGAGATGCTGCACGCCGCCGGCATCACCAAATTCCGGCACGAATCTATCGAAGTGGAGATCAAGCCGCGATCCGAAAAGGTCAAGGCGAAGATGATCGTCCCCGATCCTGAAGACGAATGACGAAATACCCGGCGGGCGCCTAGCAATGCCGGGAAACAGCCGCTTTCACCGTCCTAACTGGACGAGGCGGCCTTGAAGGGAAATTGCATAATGAAAATCATCGACTGCAAACAACAGACCCCCGAGTGGTTCGCCTGCCGAGCAGGCATTCCCACTGCCAGCGAATTTGATTCGCTGGTAACTCCGCTCTGGAAAATCCGAACCGGCGACGGGGTGAATACATACCTCGCTCGGAAGTTGGCCGAGAGATGGCTGGGCCATCCGATTATCACCTTCAGCGGCAACGCACAGACCGACCAGGGCAACATCCTCGAGCAAGAGGTGATACCGATGTTCGAGCTGCTGTGGGATTGCGAGATTCAGCGGCCCGGCTTTATCACCACAGACGACGGATCGGTGGGATGTTCGCCGGATGGATGGCTGGAGGATGGTGCTGGCGTCGAGATCAAATCCCCGCTGCCGAGCACTCACTGCGCGTACCTGATAGCGAACGAACTGCCAAAGGATTACGCCGCCCAGGTCCACGGATCAATGTACGTGACCGGGGCGAAGGAGTGGAAATTCGTAAGTTACTGCCGAGGATTCCCGTCGCTGGTACTCACCGTCGAACGCGACGAGGCCGCGATGGCCGCGATCGACGAGGCCCTTCTGACCTTCAACGCCAAGCTGAGTCTCGCATACCAAAAACTCGTGACACTCAACAGCGGGCGCGACCCGCATCAAAGGACCAAATG